CAAAGAACTTTTAAACAGAACTCTTTTCATTCGAAACAACGATATATATATATATTGTTCCGTTAATGGAGAAAAAGTTAAAATTGTATTAACTGTTGATGAAATTAATACAGCTATTAGGTTAGCTTCTGAGAGCGAAGAAGAGTTATATAGGAGGATTAATGGACTCTGATTTACTAAACCTTATTCAAACAATCTTTATGAGCATTATTGGCTTTTTTATAGCCAAAAAAACGAAAGGAGAAAAATAATGGGACATTCATCTAATCAGTCGCACTTTGCACAAGTGCCGCGCGCGGAGATTCCACGCGCAAAATTCAAAAGAGATTCTAACCTTCACACGACGCTTGACGCAGGTAACCTTGTACCCATTTTCGTTGATGAAGTGCTCCCTGGTGATACTTTTATCATGCGCGAACATATGTTCGGAAGGCTCGCTACGCCACTTAAACCGCTCATGGACAATCTATACTTAGATACTTTCTACTTCTTCGTACCTTCCCGACTTGTCTGGGATAACTTTCAGAAATTCCACGGAGAACAAATTGACCCGGGTGATTCTACGGATTACTTAATACCCACCATTGCTATTACAAATGCTCCTAACGAGTCCGTATATGATTATTTCGGATTACCCACTCTTGTAGCTCAAGATTACGAAGTTAACGCCCTACCATTTCGTTGTATGAATTTGATATGGAACGAGTGGTTCAGGGACCAGAACTTACAAGACTCTCTTACTGTATCTAAAGACAATGGTCCAGATCTTCAATCTGAATACACACTACTTAAAAGAGGAAAAAGACACGATTACTTTACATCTTGTTTACCCTTTCCACAAAAAGGAGCTGACGTACTTTTACCTTTAGGCTCATCTGCTCCCGTTGTCAGTGATGGTACTGTCCCTACTTTTACCTTTGGTGCTTCAAGTGAGAGAAGTCTTTTCTCGGAAATCGGAGCAGGAAACAGAGTAATTTACTCTGGGGCTACAATTGCACCGCAAGGTCAAGCTAAATTTGTGAATTCAGGCTTGCAAGCTGATCTTACCAACGCTACTGCCGCTACCATCAATGCGATTCGCGAAGCCTTTCAAGTTCAAAAACTTTTTGAAAGAGACGCTAGAGGCGGAACTCGTTATACTGAAATTATTCGTTCTCACTTTGGTGTAACCTCTCCCGATTCTCGACTACAACGTCCTGAATACCTCGGAGGTTCTTCTCAACGTGTAGGTGTAACTCCTGTTGCTAACACTACTGGTACTGTAGATGCTCCTCAAGGGGAATTGTCTGGTATTGGTACTGTAGGACTTGATGGACGTGGGTTCACCTCCTCATTTACTGAACATGGCTACATACTAGGATTCGTATGCCTTAGAGCTGATCTTAACTACCAACAAGGCTTAAATAGAATGTGGTCTCGTCAAACACGCTTTGACTTTTACTACCCTGCTCTTGCCCATCTCGGAGAACAAGCGGTACTCAACAAGGAAATCTACACTCAAGGTACTTCCGTTGATGAACAAGTATTCGGATATCAAGAACGCTTTGCTGAATACAAGTACAAGCCAAATTTAGTAACTGGAAAATTTCGCTCAAATGACCCTCAAAGTCTCGACATTTGGCACTTAGCCCAAGACTTTAGCGCACTACCTACTCTTTCGGAAGATTTCATAGTCGAAAATCCACCAATCGATCGCGTCATTGCAGTTCCTTCAGAACCTCACTTGATCTTAGACTGTTACTTTGACCTAGATTGCGTTAGACCAATGCCTATGTACTCTGTACCCGGCTTAGTGGACCACTTCTAATGGGGTGGCTAGACAGTATTGGTAACTTTGTTGCCCCTGTAGCAAAATTTGCTACAGGAGGGTTGATTGACCCTAAAAGTACCATTAATGCTGCAAAAAAAATAGGCAAAGAAATTGAAGATTATATTCCTGGTATCGGCGACGCTAAAGCACAGGAAGAAGCTAATCGTATAAATCTTGAAATGGACAAGATGAATAGGGATTGGATGGAGAGAATGTCCAATACGGCTTATCAACGAGCTATGCCAGATATGCGCGCCGCAGGACTTAACCCTATGCTTGCATTTCAACAAGGGGGGGCAAGCGTACCTAATACTTCTGCTCCTACTGTTAATTCAGCTCCAAAAACTGGGCTCGCAAGTGCAGGATTACAAGCTTATACTGGTATTGGCGGGCTTAATGTGCAAAAAACTCAAGCCGCCACCGCTCAAGCCGCACAAGCTTCTACTGCTTCACTTCAAACCGCACAAACTGCCGAAACAATTGCCTCTACTGCTAAAGCTCAAGCTGAAACTGCTGAAGTTTCCCAGAAAATCAAAAACCACAAACTCGATCGCTATTTAAAACAAAATACCTCTCACTTAGAACTACTTAAAAATCGAGCCGGTAAAATGGCTAATTCTGCTATTGATGTTATAGAGGACTGGGTTGAAGGCGAAGGATCAAAATTTGTAGAAGAAGCAAGTACTAAGTATAAAAACGGTGTTAAGGCTGTAAAAGATACTTTTTTCAACAACTCAGCTAAAAGCAAAGCTAAAGAACCTCAAAGCGTTAGACGCTTTAAACCAACCCCACGAATAGAATACAACAAATAGGAGAAACTATGTACAGAAAACGCGAAAAAACCCCAACTATTATTACAACAAAATCACGAACCCAACAAAATTTCAAAGAGTCAACACAAATTGGCTCTATTCTTAAAAAATACGCCACTACTGGCGTTATTACTCATCTTAACTCACAATCTCCTTCATACGGAGATTTTACCCAAATTAAGGACTTTCAAGAGAACCTAAATATTGTTCTCCAAGCTCAAGAAGAATTTGACTCTCTCCCTTCTCATATTAGAAAATTCTTCCAAAACTCCCCTCAAAACCTCATCGATTTTATAAACGATGAAAAAAACTACGCCAAAGCTGAAGAACTGGGACTTGTCCCTAAAAAACAAACTGATGATATAAAAACAATTGCTAAAAACGACGATAAAACGACGAAAACGCAAATTGACAAACCATCAGAAACTAATTAATCTATCTTCACGCTATTATCATTGGCGTCTTCCTTAAAAATGCCCCCGGTATCTTCGGGGGCTTCTTATTTCTAAAAATTATAACGCGACGGCAAAAATTGCCGAGCGTAAACCCGCTGTAGGCGATCTGTCATTAATTAATTGACAGGAAAGAGAACAGTTCCTATACTTGTCTGTAACTGTTCCCACTGACACCAAAATCTCTTGGTGTCTAAACAAAAAAGGAGATAACATGGCTTATCGACAAAAATTAAGTAGAAAAGGTTCCAAGAAACTTTTTACTAAAACGGCTTCAAAAAGTCACAAAAAAAATTATACCGCCAATCCTATGCGCGGTGGAATCAGACTTTAGGGATAAGCATGAGCAGATGTTATACCCCAATTCAAATGCCGTACCAAAAAACAGGCAATCTTATCACTGTCCCTTGTGGGCAATGCATGGGCTGCCGTCTCAACCGCTCGGAAAACTGGGCATCAAGGATGATGCACGAGGCGCAATTACATGAGGCTAATTGCTTCGTTACTCTTACTTATAACGACGAAAATCTACCTCCTAATGGCTCTCTTGCCCCTGATGACGTCACACTCTTCTTTAAAAGGCTCAGAAAACACCTCGGAAACAAAAAAATAAAATACTATTACTGTGGGGAATATGGAGACAAATTCGAGCGACCTCATTATCACATTGCACTCTTTAATCACGATTTTTCTAGTGATCGTGTCCCTCATCGTACCACTGATATGGGGCATGCCTATCGCTCAGAAAACCTCGAAAAACTCTGGACTAAAGGGCATTCAGAAATTGATACCCTTACTTACGAAAGCGCGAAATACGTTGCTTCGTATATTCAAAAAAAAATTAACGGTTACCGTCAAGAAACGCACTATTCTCGCATTACTGATACTGGTGAAATTATTTCTTTACTTCCTGAGTTCGCGCGGATGTCGCGACGACCGGCTATAGGAAAAGAATGGCTTGAAAAATTTATAGACGATGTCTATAACTACGATGTTTGCGTCGTAGGCGAAAAAAAATTACGTGTACCGCAATATTATGATAAATTACTTGCCAAATTAAATCCAGACCGTTATGATGATATAAAAATTGCGCGCGAAGAATCTATGCTTAACCAAAAAACTACCAGTGAGCACGATCTTTTAATGCAATATCAAGCCAAAGCGATGGCTTTAAAATCCCGCTCTCGCTCGTTGGAGGCTGCTGCTCCAACTTCTGACGACGAGAGACTAAATTTTATAAAAGAGCTAACAAATTACAATCACAAACTAACAAAGGAAAAACAATGATTATCGCAACACTTAAAGACACAAAAGCAAACCTACTACACCAACCTTACATTTATCGTACTGAAACCGACTTTATTCGTGCTGTTCAACAAGCTGTAAAAAATCCTGAAGCAACTATCACTCAATACCCTGCCGATTTTGACCTTCTTATTATCGGCAAATGGTCCGAAACTGAAGGTATTGTTGAAACTGAACAAACTCGCTTAGGCTCTGTACTTGACCTATGTCCATTATCTAAAAAGGAGGCGTAATGGAAACTTTATACGACAAAGAACTTTTAAACAGAACTCTTTTCATTCGAAACAACGATATATATATATATTGTTCCGTTAATGGAGAAAAAGTTAAAATTGTA